GGTAAACAACGTAGGCGGCGGGTACAACGATTTTGGAAAACCAAATCGTTCTAGCGAAGCCTATCGTCGTGGTCGTATTTGGTGGAATTCAAGTGCAGATATAGACATTACCGTTGGTTCTTCAAATAAGGACAACGAAAACTATAAAGAAGTAAAACAAGCGTCTGACAATGAAAGAAAATATGGTTTTCAATTTTTATGGAATCCAGAATCTTTTTCAACAACTGTTCAAACAGAATTGACAACAACTCCAGACGTAAAAGATATGTTCTTATCTTGGGTAGCGGCTTTTCCAGCTAATGAAATAATTAGTTTTAATATTATTTTAGATAGAACCAATGATTTTGCTTGTGCAAACGCTAAATTTGAACGACCAGGGTTAAACACATCAAATATTTATGGTGTACCTGCTGCTCAAGTATCTCAATATAGACCTGACCAATCTTACGACAATAAAGTAACCGAAAGAGGTTTGTTAAGAAATTCAGTAAGAGAGTTTTCTGAGTACTACAGTGGTAATACTTCGTTTCAAACTAGCGCTGAAGAACTAGAAAACAAACTACTTGACTTATTTGAAAGAGGAACTATTGCGGATGTTGAATACCTATACAGAGCTATTAATGGTCCTGGAGCTGGAGACACTCTTTGGACTAATAGACGAGGAATACAAACAGCTGACATTGGCTATTTAATACCTACACTATTAAATATTGATATTGGTCCCCTTGCTTACAGAGGGTATGTCACTAGTCTAGGAGTTCAACATGTGAGGTTTACCCCTGACATGATTCCTATTTCTACAAGGGTATCAATAAATCTAAACCTCCTTGCAACCGCAGGACTTACAAGTAGTAAGGGATAATAATGCCAATTAGACTAGGTTCACGGTATGAGCTTTCTGTTGTTGATTTTATTTCTTTTGAGCCTGACGAAGACGCATACCCAGTTGTTTTTTATGAATTTGATGAGTTAGGTATCCTTACGTATCAAGAGTACCCATACAAACAAGGAGAACGACTAGACAACATTGCTATGAAATTTTATGGCAAACCAGGTTTTTGGTGGATAATTATGGAAGCTAACCCTGAAATTGAAGATATACAAAATATTCCAGCTGGTACTTTCTTAAGGATTCCTCGTGTTTAATAGTGTAAAAGTTAATTTTCCTACCAGCTTTGCTCAACCAGAGCGTGTTCACACTGCCTATATTAAACAAGGGCTTTTTAATCATGAGTTTGCAACCATTCAGTTTCGTGATTGGGGAGTAGATATATCTAGAGTTAAACCAGGAACTCCAATAATTTTAAATATTGGAAAACGAGAGTTTGTTGGATACGTTCACGACATTAAAGCTGATATGACTGGAACGTCTAACTTTATTGAAGTTTCAGCAATTGGAGCTTCTTATGTAATGAGACAAGCTAGTCAAGACGTATTTAGAAATGTTACCGCTAGTGAAATTGCTCAAAAGATTGCTGTAGAAAACGGTTTTTCCTACAAAATTGAATCCCATCCAAGAGTGTACCCTCAAATATCTCAAGCAGGGTTAACTGATTGGGAATTTTTAAGAAAATTAGCAAAACAGTGTGGGTATAGTTTAAATGTAGAAGGAACTACTTTGTATTTTCAACCTCACTTAAAAGAATTTACAGAAAATATTTCTGAAGCTTTGTATTTTACTCGAGGTGAGTACGGAGTCAAAAGTGCTCAGAATATATACGAGTTTAATCCTGTAATTGGAGAAACTTTGTCTCACGGGTTGTCAGATAAATCTGCTACTGCAGTTACTGGCATAGACCCAAGAACTGCTGAATTAATTCAAGTATCAAAACAAAAACGTTCAACTCCTACTAGAAAAAAAGCTCAAACAGAGTTATTTGATAAGTATGCTACTACGGTAGTTGTAAACGATTTTGAAGTAGCTACTTATGAAGCAGAAGCTGCTGATGAAAACTCTAAATTCCCATACCGAGCTACTGCTGTAGTTTTTGGAGACTCTAGGCTCTCTCCAAGTAAACCAGTATATTTAGACACTGTTGGCTCATATAGTGGTTATTGGACAGTTTTAGAGACAGAACACCGAATAGAAGAAACAGAGTTAAATTCTCATCTTTACACAACCTACCTTGTACTTGGTACAGACTCTTTAGGCAGCGTTAACATAGCAGGAGCTCCCGCATCTCCAACTTCTTTTCAAAACAGGACAATTAAACCTAATGTTAGACAAACACGAGAAACGCCAAAAAATCAATTAATAACCTCATCTCCTCAAATAAAACCAACGTCTGATATAAGATTAGTAACTTCAAGAAACAGGACTGCTCCTAATAAAAAATCTTTTGAAGTGTCTAATAATACTTGGTCGTCTAATAAAAGTAATTTAATTGCTAAAAAAACAGAGCCCAGAAGGTCTCCAGCTGTAATTGCAAAAATAGCGAGGATTAAATGAGCGATTTACATTACGGAATATACAGAGGAATTTGTAAAGAAAACGAAGACCCTGAAAACTACAAACGTATTAAATTATTAGTTCCTCAAGTTTTAGGAAACGCCCTAAGCGAATGGGCTTGGCCTTGTCTACCTATAACCTCTAACTCAAATCACCCTGACCATAAAAAACACTTAGCTTCTGAAGTAGCTGCTTTATTACAGGCTCACGCTGACCACTCAACAACTATTACGACTGGTTCAGCATCTGCTGGAACTTCCCACACGCATCCAGTTACAATTTCTTTAACTCATACTAATAATCACACCGGTAAATTACCAGATACTACATACAATCTTAACCATGAGCATGAAACAACTGCTAACACAGATGAGCTTTGGAACGATGAACAGGAAACAAACACCACCGCAGAGCATTCCCCACATAGACTAGTTCCAAGAATTGACCAGGGGGTATGGGTTATGTTTGAAGGCGGAGATGCTAATTTCCCAGTTTGGATAGGAGTGTATTAATGGCAAGCTCAGCAATATCATTACCATTTTCTTTTAATTCTTTTGGAGAGCTTTCTTACTCCACTGACCAAAAAAAGATTTGGCAGGATAGAGTTCTTCTAGTGCTTATGACTAGGTTTGGCGAAAGAGTTATGCGTCCTAACTACGGCAGTTTAGTAAACCAAACAGTTTTTGAAAACGAAACCCTAGCTATAGAGAAGGCGGAAACCACAATTAGGGAAGCTTTTAGCAAATGGCTTGTAGCGTTGGAGCTAACCTCTATAAAACCTGTGTTTGACGCTGTGCAAGGTTCTTTAGAAGTGAGTGTTTTTTATAAACTTCCCACTGGGGAGGAGGATACAGTGAAGCTAAAAACCGCTATCCTTAGTTCCTCAGGTGATTTAATTCAGGAGATAACTAATGGCTGATAACGCTTCCTCTTCATATATCCCACAGGTGGACTACACCTCCAGGGATTATGAAACCATTCGTGAAGACCTCCTTAATCTAATCCCTAATTACGCCCCTAACTGGACTAATAGAGACCCATCAGACTTTGGTATTACCTTGGTTGAACTATTTTCCTATATGGGAGACTTATTAAACTTTTACATTGATAGAGCTGCTAATGAAGGGTTCTTAGCTACTGCTAGCCAAAGAGACAGCATTCTTAGAATTGCCTCTATGCTTAACTACACTCCAACCGAAAGTACTCCAGCTACCGTAGAACTAACGTTTTCTAACTCTAGTGCTACAAATAAAACAGTACCCGCTGGAACTCAAATTGCTACATCTGTAACAGTAAACGGAGTCACTACTCAAGTAGTTTTTGAAACAAACGACGCAGTTGTTGTACCAGCTAAAGTTGGCGCAGTAAACGGAGTCGCTACAGTAGACGCTACCCAAGGAAAGACATTCACTGAGCTACTTGGGACTTCAAACGGAACACCTAATCAAGTATTTAAACTGTCCCAAGAGTCTGCTATTACTGACAGTATTGAAGTTTCTGTAAACGGGGTCTCTTACACCTACAGTCCGTTTTTAATTGACAATAACCTGTTTGACCCTGTATTTACCACTTTTTCAGATTCTGAAGGGTATACATATATTCAATTTGGTGATGGTATTGGTGGTCGTATACCCCCATCAGCTGCAACCATTAATGCAACTTATCGAGTTGGTCTTGGTTCTGCTGGAAACGTACCTATAAATAAACTAACGTTCTTTTTAACAAACACTCAATCTGGAGTAACTGTTAATAATCAAGAAGCAGCAGCCGGAGGTTCAGACCCAGAAACAACAGATTCAATTAGAACTAACGCTCCTTTAGCACTAAAAGGTTTAAATAGAGCCGTGTCTCTTCAAGATTACGCTTCTCTTGCTCTTCAAATTCCAGGCGTTGCAAAAGCAATAGCAGAAGCAAATGTCTACTCAAGCATTTTATTATTTGTAAAACCGTTTGGAGACAGAGGTTCTGTAACTGTAGGTGGTACTGCTTCTACTACACCAATTTTTGATAATCTTATTACCGAACTTTCTGCGTATTTTGCAGAAAAAGCTGCTCCTGGAACAGAAATAACATATTTCCCTCCAGCATATGTACCAATTGATTTAGAGGTTACTATCAATTTGTTACCGCAATACAAACAAAGTATTGTTCAAAATCAAGCTCTTTCAACAATAAGAGAGTTATTTAATATAGACAATGTGTTCTTTGCAGACACAATCCCTCTTCAATATGTAATGAGCGCATTAAACACTGTAACAGGTATTGATTATGCCACAGTAGAGATTCTTCGCAGAACAGACGCAAAACAACAGTTTAATGTGTCTAATTTTGCTTTAGCATCAAACGTAGCAACAATTACAACTTCTGCTGCACACAACTTTACAGTTGGTCAAAAAGTAAGAATTGCCGATGTAGTAAACGCTAACTTTAACGGGGTGTTTACAGTATTAACTGTTCCTTCTTCTACAACGTTCACATACGCTAAAACATATTCAGGAACTATCTCTAGCACAGCAGCTTCTGCTGGTACTGTCCTAGCGTTAGTTGTAGAAACTGTTGTATGCGCAGTAAATGAACTTCCAGAAGAAGGAACATTCACAGTAAATGTATCTGGTGGAATTAGCTAAGGAGAAAAATGGCAGCCGTATACCCAGGGTCGATTAGAAACTTTACTACAAAAGCAAACACTGTAGATACTATCGATGCGTCCCACCCAAACTTACTTCAAGAAGAGGTAACCGCAATTGAAAGCGTACTTGGTATAAATCCAAACCTTTCAACGACTGGTTCAGGAGCATACACAAACGTCGCTACTTCTTGGGCAACCGTATCTTCTAGACTTGCAAATATAGAAAACGGAATTACTGGAGACGTTCACACGCAATATTTAAAACTATCTGGTGGCGGTATTGTATTAGGTACAAATGCTGCAACCGTACCCTTTGTAGTAAGGGGTGCAGCAAGCCAAAGCGCAAATTTACAAGAATGGAGAAACTCTGCTGGAACTGTTGTTGCTTCCGTATCTCCAACTGGAGCTGTATTTGCCGCAAACGTCGCTGAAGCAACTGACAACTTGTCTGTAGTAGCTTGGGTATTTGGGTAATAATAAATGGCTATTTATGGCGTTGATTTTTACGGAATCTCTTTCTATGGTGCAAACACCTTAGTAGATTTTGACGCATCCCCTTTTATAGCCACATCTACAGACTATAACGAAATCGAATTGAAATGGACTGAGCCTTCTGGTTCTTGGAGCACGTTGCGTTTACTAAGAAATCCATTTGGGTTTCCAATGACCCCTGATGATGGGGATTTACTAGTAGAGTCTATTCCTGCAGACGACGTAACGTTTTACTTAGACCGAGGACAAGTACCTACAAACTCTGGATTACTTCCAGGGCACACATATTACTACTCAATATTTGTAAAAGAAACTGTACAAAATACTTGGGTTAAAGCTGGAGAAGCTATTGGAGTCTCGGTAAAAAATTACGGAACTAAGGAACAGTTTTACGACTATCTTCCAGCAATTTTTAAAATAAAAAACACATTTTCTGCATCTGATAAT